AATTAGTGGCTCGCATACTATGGTTGTGCGAGCCGAGGTTCTAGATAACAACTATATACTGTTAGGTACATTAGATATAGAAGATGGAGTAGTAAGAGTAGATAGAGAAAATCAAATACGACGAAGCTGTCGAGTAACCCTTGTGGATGAAAGTATCTCTGTAGATGATGCAGAAGATATGCTACACCCATTAGCTAACAATAGACTACGTTTATTTAGGGGTGTAAAATTACCTGATGGTGAAGAGGAAATAGTATCATTAGGTGTATTTGATATTTTCGATTCTAACGTAAGTGATAATGGTGAAGAGGTAAAGATAGAAATACAAGGGTTTGATATATCTAAATCTATCTCTAGAGCTAGGTTACTTAGAAGTTATGCGGTACCACCAGGCGAAGATTACGATTTGGCAATACGCGATTTACTTAGCTTTAGGGTTCCCACCTTATCATTCAATCTACCATCAATTCCATACATAACACCCCCACTAGTATTCGGGGCTAGTGGAGAAAACCAGGGAGGCGGTGATCCTTGGAAATACGCCACAGAGATGGCTGAGTCTGTGGGATATGATATCTACTTAGATATCCAAGGTATAGTAAATATGTCCCCAGTCCCCGATCCTAGCCAAGATCCTGTGGTGTGGAACTATGCAGTCGGTGAGAACTCTACATTATTGTATGTAGAGAAACGATTAAGTAAAGATGATGTGTTTAATCACGTTATAGTTACCGGGGAGAATTCTAGCTTAGAAGAGCTAGTATTTGCTGAGGCTAAAGATGAGGACCCAAACTCTCCCACGTACATAAACGGTCCTTTTGGTGACGTACCTACTTTCATGTATTCAGAGTACGTACGTAGTGTGTCTCAGGCTCAAGAGTTAGCTAATGCACGACTGCGTCAAGTGAAGGGTCTTACTGAGGGCCTACAGGTAATCACTACTACGAACCCTGCACATGAAGCTGGTGACATTGTTACTATAGAAGCTGATAGGCCAGGGGTAAGCGGTAGTTATGTCATAGAACGGTTCAACATAGGACTGACGCATAACGTGTCTAATAACATGACAATGCGTAAGGTGTCTTAATGGAAACACTTGCCTTTGCTAAAAAGCTACAAAGTGCAACCTTCCCCACGGGGACAAACCTTCGTATTGGTCAAATCACTAATACTACTCAAGATATTGGTGACACGTTCGTCACTATGGCCGACGGAGTAGAGGTTCCCGCACGCTACCTTGGATCATATAAACCTGAATTGGGTGATATGGTGCAAGTGTTTATCTCTGGCAACGATGTACTTGTTCTAGGGTCTGTCAAGAAAGCAAGTGAGTTTGGGGGTGGGGAAGGGTCCATCCCTGACGGTACATACGTCACCTTTGACGCTGAGGGAGATGCTGACGCTCCCCGTCCTACAGAGCCAGAGGGTGCGTACTTTATCTGGATCAACGTGCCCTCCAAACCTACCAACCTCGGCCCGTTCGACCTGTGGGAAGATCCTGAAAGGGATTTCGAGCTATTCCCCATTCAAGAGAACGAGCTTGGCGACGGTGTAGTCACAAACCCCAAGGTAGCCCAAAACGCCATTGACGTAGAAAACATCATTGATGGTGCTGTGGCTCGCGTGAAGATTGCCGAAGCTGCAATCAATGAAGCACTAATTGAGAATGGTGCTGTCAGCGAAACGAAGATTGCTGACGATTCAATCACTACACCTAAGATTGTATCTAACGCTATTATTGGTGACCATATTCAAGCTAGGCAGGTAGACGCTTTCCATGTTGTAGCGGGATCTATTACTGCTTTTGAAATTGCTACTCGTACAATCACCGCTGAAAAAATTAAAGCGGAAGAACTTACTGCTACAGAGATTGCTGCTGGGACTATTACGGGTGACCGTATTGCAGGACAAACTATCACTGGTGATCGTATTGCTGCTGGAACTATCAGTGCTGATAATATAACATCAGGGTCATTAACATCTGCTAGTGGTGTATTTGGTACAATTAGCGCTGATGATATTACTACAGGTACCCTTAATGCTTCTCTAGTTACTATTGATAACTTAACTGTAAATATGGCAGATGTAACAGGTAACCTTTCAGCTAATAGAATTTCTGGTGGTACTATTAGTGCTACTATTACTATGACTTCTCCTATTATAGATATATCTAATGGAACTTTAGTAATTGATAATAATGGATTAAGATTAGTTTCAGGCCCAGGAAATATTAATTCTATTAGGTGGGTTTCTTCTGGAGGGGCGTATAGAAGTTCTATATGGACTGGTGGAAGTAGTCTACACATTGATACAGCTGTAGGTAACATTTCTATAGAAAGACCTACATCTATTTCAGGCACTTTAAATGTTTCTGGAGCTTTGACTGCCCAAGGTACTGTTCGCTCTGGTGGTTCTTTTAGTAGTAACATAGTATTAACTCAAGGTACCCATTCTCATACTACCTCAGGATTATTGACTACTTCTAATCACAATCACAGTACTTCTATCTGTATGCAAAGTGGTAGTAACCCTTCATACAACATTGTAAATGCTAATGAATTCAGAACGAGCGGTACTATTAGTAGGATGTACCGACCCGCTACAAATCAAACCGCTATACAAAACAATTCCAGTACTTCTACTTCTCGTTGTTTTGTTCGCACGGGATCAGTACGAGAACAAGCTGCGGATACTTGGTGTGGCTCAGTAGATTTTAGTGGAGGCAATTTTAGACAACACAGAGCTTCTACACATGCTAATCAGTCTGACATTAGACAGAAAGAAGATATTAAATATAAGGACGAAAAGGGTTGGTTAGATCAAATTAAACAAGTACCTGTGTTCGAGTTTACTTTTAAGGGGGAGGCTGAACTTCACCAACAAACCGACGGGCTTCCCGCTCAAAAACATTTAGGTGTAGCCGCACAAGATTTGCCAGAAATACTTGTAGAAAAGACTATGTTAGGAGATGATCCTGAAACTGCTGAGGAAGTGCTAATGGTATCAACCTCAGATATGGATGCGTTCCTACTAGCTGCTATTAAAGAGTTGACTACTAAGGTAGAAGAGTTAGAAGGGAAACTCAATGCTTGAAAAGCATGACCTTAGAGGTAGAGCACAAGAGAAGAATCCTCGTGCTCAGTCAACTCGTGACGTTATAGAGCAATTTGTAAATGATATTGAGCCGGGAACATACTTACTAGTTGATCTATATGAATCTATTAATGAAGATAGAGAAGATCATATTAATGTTCAAACATTCACCGATACATTAATGGAACTTGGTCACCTAGTAGTTGTACTACGAAATACCAATGAGGAATTTGTAATCATTGAAACCGAGGCTGAATAAATGTCAGAAGTACAAATGAGTAAGGAAGAAGTTTTCGATATGATGCAGCACCTTTATCCCACAGAGACAGCACGCTGTATGGCTGAGGTTAAAGCTAACAAGTTGCAAGAAATGCTAGATGAGAAAGAGGATGATTAACATGAACTTTGTAAAGCGATACGCTAAGGCCCTGGTCTTACTGGTTCTAATTATTGTAGCTGCTGTGGCACAATGGTTAGGTGTTGATGTAGGACTTGATATGGAACATTATATTGCTCTACTAGCTGCCGACGTTCTTGTTTGGGCTGTACCTAACCAAGAGCCTTCCGAAGTGAAATAAATTGGTTATATTATTACAGCAAGCAATAGATATTGACCCTGAATCAGTATTCGGGGGGATAGTCTTACTTGCTGTGATACTTCTATTAGTAACGGGTAAGTTAAGATTTGAAAGAGAAGTTAAAGTACGTGATGATGTAATTAATACTAAAGATAAGACTATTGAAGAGCTGAAATCAACTGTTAAAGCCTTAATAGTACAATCTGAAGTTACAAATACTGTATTAACAGACCTTAGAAAAGCTGCCTATGGAAACGCTCTCCNTGACCATGAGGGAGAAAGAAACTAACATGGGCCTGTTTAAAAGGGGGGAAGAAGAAGAANCTCAATTAATAGAAAAGGCTAATGAACAACTTGAAGATGCATGTGAACAAAGAGAACAAGCAGAAAAGATATCTAGAGAGTTATATACAGATCGGATTAGGAATAACTACGCAGATATGATAATGAAAGCATTAAAGGGCAAATAATGACGTTGGTTACTTTAGCAAGATGGGGGCAGGTTATTGGTTTAAGTATTGGTGCAATAGCCTCCCTTATATTCTTGTTGCAGTATAGACGTACATGGAATTTAAGCAACGCATATACTAGATTCGTTATAGAACTCAATGTATTATTCATTCTAAGTGTAATAGCGGTAATTCTTGGTAGGCTGTTCCCAGCTATTCTAATTATAGAAATTATTAAAGCTGTATTGTTCTTAGGTGTATCTCTATCGTTAATGAGACAAGTATTTTTGTACAGGGGAGTTAGAAACAATGTATGAACAAGAACAGTTAGATTTAGAATGGGACATTGAGGACCGCAATGCTCGCTTAGATAGCGGCGAACTATATAAAAATATTGATGATCCTACTGAGGTAGTTGTGTACGAGGATGGCTAATGCCCAGACAACGATGGCTTTTAGATATCTTAGCTGATGAATTTAGAGGCGTTAATGGTTTTAGAGTAGATTTTTACCCTGGGTGGGAAACTAGAGGTAGAGAACTATTCGACCCTACACACGTTATGGATCACCATACTGGTCCGGGGGCTTATAACAACTTGTTACGTTACATGGCTGTAGGGCCAGTACACCCACCGCTCTGTAACTATGCAACCTCACGCCCGCACAATGGCATCGTGAGGATCACTGTGGTCGCCGCTGGAAGGGCGAATCACGCGGGCAGGGGCGTGTATGCCACGATCCCTCGGGACCAGGGGAACCGCTACAGCCTCGGTGCAGAGCATCAGAATGACGGGCGGCAAGCATGGCCGGCCCAGCAGGTAGAAGCGATCCGCAGGTGCGATGCTGCGCTGCTAAAACACTTAAATCGTAATGTAAATAGAATGCTCGATCATAAAACGTATGCACCAGTACGTAAGGTAGATCGTCACTCTGTTAATGTAAACAGAGAAAGACAAGAAGTACTCAAGTTAATGAGTCCTAAACCTAAACCTAAACCACAGCTAGACCCGTGGGAGGAATTCCTTATGTCCCTAAGCGATGAGCAGAGAGAAGTTCTAGAAACTTTCTCTGAGTACCTTGTAGATAACGGTGTGAGGGGCGATAGCTTCGGTCGCCAAGGTCTACATATCATTCGTACCTTTGGCAATAGACTAGAGGAATTGTTCTCAACGCTTGAGAACCAAATGAACTCATCTGCTAGAGGTCTAGCTAGGTCCGCTGTAGCACTGTGGCGTGAGGCGGGAGCGCGTGGTTGGGACCGCGATCCAGACAAGTTCAGTAAAAATCGCAATTATACAAGTGGAGACTTGGACGGCTAGACCGTCCATATATGTAGGAGCCAGGGCAACACTCCCTTGACCATCCAGCCTCGGTGTGGTCGTTGTCCTGGCTCCTACATTGTTTAATTTTGTGAAGCATCATTCTGTAATTCTCTAACCCAAGAGATATCTTTAAGAGTATGGGTTATATAGTGTAGAAGTTGTCTAGCAGCATCATTAGAGTGAGTTACTCCTACAGTATATATTCCTAATGCTTTTAGCTTATCGTTATCCCAAAATGAATTAGTATCTTTCATTTGAGGTTGTTCTATTATAGGGCAATTAGTCATTTGAGAGTATAGTTTTATAACACCTATATACTCTACTGCTTCTAATTCAACCTTGCGTTTCTTCATTCTATAATCAAATCGTTCATAAACAATTGTACTGGGTACTGTTTCATGTAAAAACTCTAATAAAATCTTGTGATAACCATTCCCATCTATATGCCCTAAACTTATTCTAGGATTTATAGGTCTATGGTAGTCGTCCACAACTTGTTGTAGCGCCCAACCCGTTGTGCCACCAGGGTCAAATGCTAGGATTCGATCGGGGTATGTCATTTAGTAACCTATCAATAATTGATCGGTCATACTTTACAGTGTCATAAACAAATTGTTCAACCTTAGGTACCTGCGGCGCTAACTCTTCTAATAGCGGCTCTAACCAATTATCCCTAATAATGTATGTAGGTTCTACTTCATTCATAAAACTAGTACCTACTGGAAACCAGCCTACTACTTCTCCACTACTCTTAAACACCCCAGTTCCTTGAGGTGTACGTTCTAATACATACACATGCTTCTCAAATGTATCCCACGCATCTTCAATATGAATTTGCAACATTTAATACTCACTTATAGTAAATTTTGGAGCAGTATATTTAATACCAGGTGTAAAATATTTAATATCTCCGGCTTCAAACATATATGTAAATAATTGACCATTATACCTGAATACAAATCCTACTGTTACATAATCCCACCACTCAGGAGTTTGGTACCCCTCTTCATCTATTTCAGATAAAGGTATACGATTATCATTTTCATCTATTAATGCTACTACATCAAAATCAATATCAATATTAAGTTCTACCATTAGTCTACCTCGCCCCAGTTAGCTCCCACGGCAATGTCCACAGGGAATGGTACCTTCTCTGTGAATTCCCTGCCAGCTTCCTCCATTATATCTTTCATTAACACCTTAGCATCGTCTACATCTTCCTCTGCAACCTCGGCTACTATGCCATCGTGAATGAGAATCCTTACGGGTAGTCCTGCCTCTTTCAAACGGACCCCCGCCGTGAGACAGATATCACTCCCGATTGCCTGTGGCTTAAATGCTAAAGCCTCTTTGAATACGTCCTCGGCGTTGTCCCTCGTAATAAGGCCGAACCTACGCTTACGCCCCCAAGGTGTGATTAGCTCTTCCTCAGTGTTTAATACTTGGTGCTTGATTTCCTCATGCCACATTTTTACTCGGGGGAATTGAGCATCATAGGCATTAGAAATCTTACGAGCTTCGCTGATAGAAATGCCTAACCCCTCAGCAATACCATCTGGGGTTCGAGCGTAGTTCTTACCGTGTACTACTGTCTTTGCGCTAACTCTTTGCTCTTTATTAAAGTCATTACCATAAATCAACTTTGCGATCTCGCTATGGATATCCCGTGTAGAGTCGCGGAGGACGCCCTGCATAGCCTCATCGTCAGCTAGTACTGAAACTATCCTTCCTTCAATATTTCCATAGTCTGCATATATAGTGCGGTGCCCAGGTTCAGCAGCATAGACTGATCTAAAGTTCGCATACTTAGATTCTCTAGGGACATTTTGAACGTTAGGGTTGCGGCTTGAAAGCCGTCCTGTTTCAGTTCCATGCAGTAAGTAACTGGTCTGAATTCTTCCATTTTCAGTAAGCCTCTCTTTTGTCCCCTTCACGTAGGTACCAAACAACTTACTAATCTTACGCCACTCGATCATTTCTTGTGCGAACTCTGGCACTCCGGGCTTCCTGTGGCGCAGTAGTAATTTTAAGGTATCAATATCTGTAGAGGTAACACGAGCGCCCATTAGTAATTGTAGGGTCGCTCTAACTTGATCCACAGAGTTTGGATTGAATCCCCCATTCTTACGAATAAGACCAGCTACACGTTCATCAAAATCAAACAGTAGTGGCTCTACCTTCTTTTGTAGTTCAATCTTAATGTCTATCAACTTGTTAGACATATCACGTTCGAGCCTGTCAAGCTCTACACGGTCGATATAGATGCCCTCGGACTCCATAATCATTAATTGATCGCTAGCCCAGCACAGGAACCTGTGGAGCTTGTGGTCGTCCTCGTCCATTTCAGACTCAAACAATTCCATCAAGTCCCAAGTTACTGCAACATCATAAGCATTGTATCTATATAGAATATCCTTAGGGATATTGTGCCAGCTACCTTTTGCCCCAGTAGTATAAGTCTTAATCTCAGAATCCCAATCAGGACACCCTAGCTTTTCTTGACCAAGATACTTGAGCCCCTTAGTACCAGGAACCTCGTCTAACGTATATGCCATAAGCATAGTGTCTTTAGCTAGGTTAAACGCCTTAAAACCCATGCGATATAGTGTACCCAAGTCGTATTTGCCATTATGGCACACGACTTTTTTCTCACCGAGTAAGATAGATAGCTTGTCCCGAACCCCACGATTACTAAGTGGCCTCTCTCCAATAACAATAGCTTTACCCGCTTCATAGGCAATGCCAGCGCAGAGCAACGTATTAGGGTGACCGAACGTATTGTCCTTTTCTTCTCCAACTTCAAGATCCAAGACCACTGTTTCTTGTCTAGTTCTAGATAGGAGTTCTTCGATAGCTCTAATACTGCTGGCTTGATCATTATATGCCTTATACTGTGGGGGTTCCCATACAATTTGTGCCTTAGGATTCAACTTTCCAATGTCTGCATTGAATAGCGGGAACAAGTTAGGGTTGCGTAGACACGCAGCAGGATGCACTGTGGGAATAACCTTGTAAGGCTTGCCTACATCTTTTGCTGGGCCTACCCTATCCTGAGTAATCTTTGTAGTACGTTCTAGAAATAGGCTAGCTGACGTATTGCCCATTGCTACAACATACTTAGGCTCGACGTTTTCGAGTAGATCATCTAGTGCAGGCTTACAGCAGGCCACAGCAAGTGCATTAGGAGTATCATTACCAGGAGGACGACAAAGTACAGTATTAGTAAGTACAGCATCAGATCGTTTTAACCCATGTTCTTTCAGTGTAGCATCTAACAACTTACCTGACATACCAGTAAACGGCTTACCCTTTCTAGCTTCTGTAACCCCTGGTGCCTCACCTACATATACTATGTCTACCTTTTCGTTCCCATTGTAATCAGGAGGAACGAACTTACCCTTTTCTTGTAAAGGGCACTCCTCACAATTAGTTAGAGGGTGCTTTCTTTGCATGAAATTCCCCCAATATATACAAGTTGTCGGGGCGGTTATCGGTAGTGTCCCCATTATGGTGCTTAACTATCTCGTTTCTTTTTAATGGTCTACCCAGCTTTTCAGCCATAACCATACGATGTTCTAAGACCCAAGTACCACTCTTACGATCCGGCCTAGCCATCATATGATCCTGCGGCACCTTGACCTGTATATATCTGTCACTGTGTACCCTGCGCTCCCATAGATCCAGTGTGGGCCTACCATTAGACTGACCCAGTTTAGGATCATTAGATATAGCCTCTATACGGGAAACAGGACTGTCACCTTTATCTTCAAGATTAGCCCACCTTTGATAATGTAGTGTACACACTGATCGAGAATGAACGGTACGGCGGCACCCCAACGCCGCGCAAACAGCCCTTTTTGGCATTTGCTAACACTCCTTAGCAGGCCGCAACCGGGAGGGTCCGTGTGATGGCACAGTCTCCCACTGGCCGCGACACACGCGATTTAACAATCGCAAACGCGGATATCGCAGGAATTGGCCCCCTTTTGAATTGGTTACTGTTAGGCTGAGCATGTAATTCCACCACACCCCCGATGATCCTTCTGACCGCAGGGACAGTTACCTCTGCAATCTAGACATTCTCCATATGAGCACGCCATACAGCATCTACAATCCTCACCTAACATTACACTACCTTACCGCCATGACGGAAACTACGTCCCGTATTGTATTCTGCCTTGTCTAACAATACCTTTTCAATATCAATATTGTACCGTCCGCAGAAATCAAGTATACGGATAATTACATCTGCAAGCTCTACTGGAATACCCTCAGGCTTAGCCCCTCTATAAGATTCTTCACTATTCTCATCGGCCAGTAAGTTGTCTACTGTGGGTTTAGTAAAGTACACGTCATTGTAATCTTTACCTTTACGATATTCCTCTAATGCCTCACTAAGCTCTGAGTGCATTAGTGCTATATAATCACCAAAACTACGGTCGGTACTGTGCCATCCCTTGTCAACCGCTGTGGCATGAAGCTCGTCACGAAGCTGAGTTAAATCCATCAATCGTCCTTGAATCCCCGGATACCATAAGGAAGATATCCTTGTGTTATATTAGTATCAATATCGTCATGCCCCACTGTTACTAATTTACCATCTAAGGTTTCTAGTCTAATCCCCTTTGGCATATCTTCTAATTCCTCTAGCGTTAATGGCCACAGTGGGCCGTCAGGGTGATCCTCATTATCGTATGGAATATTTTTAAAGTAAGACTCTAGGATCTTATGAAACATTGTGTAACCTTTCCTCTAGCTTTCTCAGTACACTATATAGTATAGTCATGTGTGCTATAGTTTGGGACAAAGTATCATATACAGCCTCAAATGGATCTTCCTCTCCATTTAAGGAGTAAAACTCAATGATAGTATTTACATGATAGTTAATTCTCTCAGTTAGTTCGTTAATAGTATCTGTATCAGACTGGGTAAATTCTCTCTGCTCGTCCTCCACGCTTTTCCCTTCTGATAGTATTTCTCTGTTCCAGAGTGATGAATATAGTGTCAGCATCTTTAGCTGTAAGATAATTCTTTTGCATAAGTGCGCTTCGTGTAACCCCTGGATTACTTTGTACTTCATCAAGAATTCTCTGCATTTTCTTTTCATCTTGACTAGTACCAAGGTTATTAACAATATACATTGTGTGCTTGGCCCATTGCTCTATATATCTAAAAGCGTGCAATATATCTATAAGCTGCACCTCTATCTTGTTGTGAGGCATTTTTGATGCCGCCAATAGTACACTAGCTTTTAGGCCGCTCTTTGCTAACCTATCCATCATAGGAGTTAATAATGAAGGATCGTGAGACTTCATTGCAAAGTCTAATAGAGCCACTTCAAATTCATTGTAACGATCCCATGCGTCACTGGTAAGTTCTACAGGCCACTCACGATTAAGGGTTACTGTAGTACCTGTAGAGGTTGCAGAGTTCACAGCGTACTTTTGATACATGCTAGTCATTTTAGACAGTAGATCATTCTTAGCAGTTAGATCCTCTTTGGTAGGAGGTCCAATAGGCTTTAACCTAGTGATATCAGACTCGGCAGTAATGAAGATAAACCTTGGGAGGAACCCTGAGCTAACGTGTTGGTATCCTAGAATGTCCAACATCTTGCTACGGATACCACCACTAAAAAATATTAACCGAGGGTCACGGACGTCTACAGTCTCCCTACGTAGAATCCGCTTCATAGGCTTACCATCGTACAGTTTGGTAAGAGTCTCCATCATCCCTGCTAAATATTCTTTCTTAGTTATAGCCTCTACTAACCCTGTAACCTCATCACGTAGGAATAGGCTAGGACGACCTGAGCGAGTAGCCATAGCCGTCATTAAACCTTCAATGGAACCGTCTGTGGCTAGGAGAATATCACTGTCCACATCGAATAGAAGGTCTGTGGCATTGTCCATAGCAGTAGACTTACGTGTTAACGTTGTGTCTGCTAGGATCATAAACCACAAATTAGGTACGACTGTACCAAATGACGTTGGCAACTTTACTGTACCACTCATTAGAGAGCTTAAAATAACAAAAGCCCCTGCTGGGTGGTACTGTACTGCTGCATCCCCTAGAGTTTTAGCCCAATCCGTGTACTGCTCTATAAAAGTGTAGTTCCCCTCTACAATGGTTCGTTCATAATCTGTTAGTAACTCAGGGGGTTCGAGACTTATATTGAGAATATCTACATCTACAGCAGGAGGTAGACTCTGTCTATCGGCAACGACCTTTGCAGCTTTTTGAATCTCTTTCCACAGGTTCTTATCTGACCTAAGTTCTCTTCTGTACTTGTTACAAGCTGCTTCTCTACATACTACAAATGTTTCACCTAAGTCTAATTCCCCCTCTAGTAAGATTAGCTCTAACTCCCACAGAGCTTTAGACCAGTCCTTTGTAGGTACTTGAGTGAATAGATCAAATGCCTTAGGGTTTAACTGTTTTTTGTATGCAGTTAAGATTTCCTTTGCCGATTGATCGGGTAAATCAATTTCGTCTATTGCTATAAATTCAGTATTATGTTCCACTTCCGGGTATATATCGAAATCTTCGATCGTATAAAGTGCCGTCCTATCTATAACTGCACGGCTTACTTGTTGAGGCGGTGTATACTTGTGGTTGAGAGTTCCAGGTACTCTCAGAAGTTGAGTTAAATCCCAACCCCCTTGATCCATTCCATCATCTTCGTGAGCGTAAGCAATTTTCTTACTTATGTACTCCCCAACATCAGAAGGTTCTGGCTCTTTGAACTTCCAGTAGAAGTGGTACTTTTCTACATCATTAGCCTTACTACTTCTGACTACAATACTAGGAGGCACTTTTAATGCTTCTAAAGGACAAAGGTCACCATCGCTCCAAGCAACAGCAGTTTCATTAATGTCCTCTTTCTTACGCCGCTTACGAAGAGTTAGGAATGGAGCAAAGTATATGTCAGCGGATCGCATAGACTGTTCTATATAGTCTACAGCATCTTCTAACTCATCAGGATATTCAAAGAATAATTGCTTTACATTCTTTTTACCTGAATTTCTCCGCTTCATTTCCGCGATACACAAGTAGCCCGTTACGTCACCAAATAGAAACTCGAAGAAATCGAGATTGGTAACAGGCTCCATTGGTCAAGTGACCTTCCCGCCATGAACCTCACCTAGAAAGACTGGCAAGGTTAGGATAAAAATTTTTTGTAGTGGCCGCCTGCCCACTACGAGTGGTCGAAGCGGCCACTATTTTTTACCCCCTTACGGTAGAAGGTTCTCGTCCGAATCCCACTCGTCAGGGTCATATGGCTGGAAGTTACGAATGTCGTTGAAGTCCTTGTTCTTTTTCTGCGGCTTCACCGTAGCGATGAACTCCAAATCCATAAGGTCGTCCATCTCGATATCAATATCGCCGGACTCAACCTCGTCGTCGTTCCACTTGTGCTGCCCTACTGTGGCCTTTAAGATAGGCTTGAGGGCATAGGGCTCGTAGTGAGGCGGCAGCCCCAACCATACGAATTCCTTACGCCCTTCCTGCTCCCCGTCCTGTACTGTAAGCTCTAAGCTCCAAGCCGTAGAGTCGGGTTGCTTTTCCGTACCTTCCTTGAGGTCAATATCAGTGATAGCAAAGTGATACCGTCCTGCGGGTAGTTGTAAACTGCCTGACTCTAGATCGCTCATTGCAATGCGTACCATTATTTATTCTCCTCGTCCTTGTTGGCGTTCCCTGTAATGTAGTCATACAGAACTGTCATAGTGGGATTTTCAATTAGCTTGGGTAGTTTGTTGCTCCTGTCTTTAGCAATCACAGTATCCGTTTGTTGAGTTAAAAGCATTCGTAGGTCGTTATCCCCTTTCTGAATGATATAGTAATGAGCTACTATATCCATGAAACCGGGAACTTCACCCTTAGTCTTACCCTGGAACATAGGTCTATAAGTAGTCTTACCCCTATTGTTCTTATCAGAATCCACAAGGGCTGTGAATATGACATTGACAGGTAGGTCACGTAAGCCTCTAGTATACCTACGCATTTGATTTAAATTCTGCCCCCACGCTCTCATAGTAGGGACGTCACGGTCAAGCTCAGGGTCCTCCCGTACAGCCTTTTCCATAATATCATTCATGCTTAGCTTCTGAGCCTCAGACAGTGAATCTACAATCACCGTCTTATACTCGTGACTCCCCTTGCGAAGCTCGATCAATACTTTATGGAGTTCAACAAACTTCGTGACCCTAATAACATCAACATTTGGGTAGTCGTTATTGAGGGACATAGTTCCTCCCTCAATGTCCAGTAGTAATACTGGTGACATTCCCTTTACCGCTGACGAAGAACCCGCCAACATAGTTTTACCTACGCCAGGTTCGCCGTAGATAAGTATGTTTAAGGTTTTCTCTAATGTACCGACTGGTACAATTGGGAATCCTGCTAAAGATTTACTTTTACTTGAATCTGCATCGGAATCGGCATCTATAATATCTGACACCTTAGTATTTGCCATCTAGCGTCCTATCTACAATTTGAGAACGAGAACGGAACAGGGAAGTATCAGACAAAACAAAGTCTACATCACCGCCCTCATTCTCAACATTACACGGCGTCTGGAAAGCACAACTCCTACAATTCATTTCTGTAGGGTTGGGATAGGTAGCTCCCGTTTGCATATCAAGAATTTCTTGATAGACGTAGGTACCAATATTACTAATTTCCCGTTGCGATTTTACAATATCGGTTCTACGTAAATGGCTTTCACCCTTTACCGCTAGATGTTCAAGCATAGCACCGTACGGGTCCGGGTCAAGGCCCAGTTCTTCTAATTTTTCAACATAGAGTTCATAGGTAGTGTTTTGTCTTTTATCTTGACTCAAACTCCCATTCTTTAATTCCTTTGGGGGCTTTGGATAACTCTTAGCTAGTTCATTGTACATAACACCAGCTATAGGCTGTCCAAATTTAAGTTGATACGCCCAAGCATAAGACGATAGCTGCGTTTCAAGATCAAGGAATGAAGTATCTCTTGATACGTTAGCTGCTGTCTTATGATCCCAAATCCATATATCTCCTGTGGCCTGATGTTCAGCTAGCATATCTATCCGTACTTGATATACTACAGGTCGATCATCAATTACTAAAGGCTTGTCCGTAAATGGGATGTATACAGGTACTTGAAACTTATATTCTACAGCAAGTGGCTTTAGTCCTAGTTCTTGATCTTCTCTAGGACCACACCTTCCATAGTTACGTAGCATCCCTATACCCAGGTCGAGCATTTCATCGTACTCTTGTGCTCGTTCCTCACTTAATGGGAATAACTCGTTTTCTGACTTCCTCATAATTAGGAAGTCTTGCTCGAATGCTGCCACAGAGATATCTGTCTTAGCTTGGTCACTAATTATATCCCAATTCTCAGGATTATATCTAGCCTCTAAACCTGTATGGATTGCAATACCAAACACTAAGTTCATGTTTTGTCGCACAGGTTCTAGATTTAACTTGTTCTGTGAAGTGTACTTGTGTAACCTACGGCACTTTTTGAAGTTGGTACGCTCTGTGGTACGAATAGCAATAGGCTCAACGCCCCCTTCATAGATAAGGTTGCCATCATCATCTTCATCAATTGGTAACATTAATCACCTTTCTCTACTTGGTGGGTTACTTCTCAAAGCTCCTGAGCTATCAAGTATATTAGCAACGTGAACAGCCCATGATTCTCCTAGAGTAAGGCTTCCACATACGCAATTACTATCCTCTCTACGTTGATGAGCAACAAGTATTGCTATAGCAAGGTTTCGGTATGTACCATCATCGAAACTCATTATGGTTGTCCTCGATTGGCTGCTGCCAGTACCCAAGAGCCGCTTCTCGTGCTTCCCGTCGCCGTTCTCGCTCCTCGGCTACACGCCGTGCCTTGTCTGCAAGATCGACACCCTCGTACCGGATGCCTTCAGGATCATCGCGGTAATCCCAAACGCCGCCCAGGCGCTCCCTCCCGTCGTCATCCACAATCACCTCCAAGGCGAGTCCGAGGGGGTGCAGGAAACCCCGGTTCAGCTCTTGCAGGTAGCCGAACTCGCGAAACTCGGCGATGTCGAGGCGGTTCACGTCGTCTGCGTCACTGTTCATGGTTGCCCTCCTGACCGGACGCGTCGAGCAGCGCCCGAAGCCGAGCCGCGAC